AAGGTCGCCGCGTCGGCATCCTTGCCGGTGCAGACCATCCCGATGATGGCGGTGGAAACGGTGGAAATAACGCGGGTGCCGTCGTTGATTTCAACAACGCGCACACCGTGATGATAATCAGCCATGGTGTTTTTTCCTGTGATTAATAAGCCAATCAATCATCGCGTGTTGGGGACAATCAGGCACGGCGGGAGGGATGTTTGAACAATGGCACAACGTGGCTGCAGCACAGTCATATCTGTCTATGCGGTACCGAAAACGTTATGGCCGGCATGGTCAGATATGACTGTGCTCGATACTAAAAAGCCCCTTTCGGGGCGATGATCATGCAGGGATTTCAGGCCAGTCAATATCCGGCGCAGCTGACAGATCCAGACGGTTAAGAGCTATGCGGTATGCCTTCCAGATTTTCAACTCCGCTACGCCTGCCTCTGTACTGAGATCCAAATCTATTTCATCCTGCAATATATTGATGCGGGTGGTCGCTTCGGAAATCTTAGACGCGGCGATAGTTTTCGCGGCTTCTGCCGTAAGTTCGACAACCCTCGGCGCTCCCTGAATCACTTCACCATCAATGTATTGAGAGTCCTGACCTATAGACTCAAATACATCAGCAGATAACATCAGAAGCCCCTGCTGCGTATAGGTTGCCGCCTCCGCTGCGGTAAAGGCAATCATCATGCTATCGACGTAATTGTTTTTATCCACACCAATGAAATATCGGTTTTCGTAAACAGGTAGCTCAATATCACTGTCCGGCTCAATATTTGTATTCATAATTTACTCACCAAATTGCTAATAAATTGACGTTCAAAGCGGAATTGCTGGCGTTATAAATATTCGCACCACTGCCAGAGGCACCGTTGAACCATGCTTTCAACTCCCCGTTGAACGTTGAAATAAATAAAGCCGGAGTACCGGAAAATCCGGCGGGGAATGTCCACGTTGTTGTCGTATTGGCGGGTAAAGATAAGTTTTGTCTGCACCACTGCGGACCATTGGGCAGTTTAACCCACGCACCATTCCCATTGCTGCCGGACTGGAATTGGTCAAGACGCACCGCGTGCCCCCATGACGTTGCCTGCGCGACATCGAATGTCTGCACCGTAGAGCCTGCAAGCAATGCCCTCCGCGCCACGGCGGCATTAAGTTGGGCGAGATTGACGGCATGTTCGTTAGCTGTTGCAGCAGCGCCAATCACAGCCCCGGTACAAAAGAAAGTCCCATCATTTCGATGATTGAAATACCCTTCATTTCCGCCGCCGAATACATGAAAGTTGAGTGAGTGGTAATGCCCCGTGCTTTCATAATGGTACACATCAACTTTGGCGTCAGAACTTGACCTGCCGTTAATGCGCGTCCAGTTCGTTTGATAGTCATTGCCGGAGGCATAATTGCCGTTTTTGGTCATCCAGTCACGGCCAGTCACCGCCAGATATGGGGTGCTTACGCCGTCACTGCCAACCGTGCCACCCTTAGCTGGGAATGCACCCACATTATCCGCATTAAGACCGATATCCTTTGTGCCATCAAACGCCACACCGGCAATTTTGCGGGCTGTGGCAAGCTTGGTAGCCGCTACAGCCGTCCCGCCAACAGGTAACGCACCGACGTCTTCCGGTGTCGGTTTATTGTTCGCGCTGTAGGTCGGCACCCACTCTTTCCAGGGACCATCTACACCGTTCCAGTCAGCGGACAATCCGCGATTCCAGATATTGCCGGTGAACGTGACGTACATCTGCTGACAGCCGTAGGCGCTTGGTGTGACATACAGCGTGCCTGCGATGCCTTGCGGATAGTGCAACGCCGTCGTGGCGTTGGCATTTTTAGGCTGCGCGTACAGGGCAGCACTTCCGGCTCCGCTGGCAAAGCCCAGGGTATTAATATCCGTGGTTGTCAGGATGGCCGACGGCACCGTGACGGAATTCACCGCGCTGGCCTGCACCCAGTCACGCCAGGGTCCGTCGGTGCCATTCCAGGACGCATTCAGCGCACGCGTCCACACCATACCGGTGTTTTGCACGGTGTAACGCTGTAAAACGCCGCCCGTCCAGGACGCGGGGATAACCTCCAGCACGCCCGCCGCCTGTGAACCGGCGGGATAGCCATTGGCGACCGTGGCATTCGCACCGGTGCTCTGCACGTAAACCCCGATGTTTGCCAGATTAAAGGTATTGATATTCGCGGTGCCGAGAGCGGCGGACGCGACCGGCAGCGCCCCCACGTCCGACGCCTCCAGGGTAATGTCAGCGCTCAGGGCTTTATTGTTCACCTTGCGGGTGGACGGCACGCGGCTATTGGCATTGTCGTTGGCGGCCTTGACCGCTTTCGGGGTGGCGGCCAGCGCCTCGCTGGTACTGCTGACCGAGCTGTTAAGCTGCACAAAACCCTTTGCCGTCAGCGTGCCGTCGGGGTGGTTGCGGGATTTTTCATGTGCGGCCAGCAGGTCGTTCACATACTGCTCGGTGGCCATAATCACCGAGTCGTCAATCAGCAGGCTGATGGCCTCGGTGTTGCTGACCGCAATCACCATGCGCAACGTCTGCGTGCGGCCGGAACCTTCCGCCAGAGTCGGCTTGTAAGTGTCAGCCATGTTACAGACGGCAATCAGCGTGCCGTCGTCAGCAAACAGACCCATTTCGCGCATCCAGAAACCGCCGACGCTCGCAGAAATCACCGCCTCAGCAATGACCCAGTTGCCATGAGTCGGATCCAGCTTTAAGGAATTGAGCGGCGTGCGGTACACCTCTTTAACCAGTTGGGTCTGCGTGGCGACTGGTGTGGTCGCCTTGCCGTTACCGTCGCCGACGGCAAGCTGCGTAATGTTGATGTCAGTCCCCGCCGCAATGGCCGCCGCGATACGCGACTGGCCGAGCGTGGTGACAACGGATTTAAATGTGCTCATAACGTCCTCTTATGCGGGGTAAACGGTCAGCAGCTCGCCGATGTACTGCGCTGCGCCAATGTAAACATCGCCTTTAATATCCTGGGTGATGGTCAGGCCGATCAGATGGCGGCTGGCCGGTTTGGCGTCAGCAATCAGCCGCTCCATCTCCAAATACATGTCTTCGGTGATGCCGGTTTCCAGCACGCCGATATTCAGGCGAAACGTGCCGGGTTCGTCATTTGTTTCCCACCATTCGGTCACGTTAATCAGGTAGCCGAGCGGCTCCACCACGCGCCGGATAGCACCGATAGTTCCTTTATGGCAGTGAATAAACCAGGCCGACTGAATGACGCGGCGCTTGGTGACGACAGGCCAGTTTTCATCCCAGCGGTCAACCGACAGCGCCCACGCCAGGTAAGGTAAAAATCTGGCCGGACAGGTCAGCGGATCCCAAAGCTGCCGCAGCGGCACCGGCACGTTTTCAAGCGCGGCGCAGGCCTCGGCGGCGGCAACCTCAAGAGCCGAGGAACCGACGGGCAGCAGGCGATCACTCATCGTAGCCGCCCACTTTCAGGGTGTACGCGGTGCAGAATGACGCCTGCGTTTTATCCAGCTCGATGTCAGCGGCGGGGCTTTTCAGCTCCACCCGCTGCACGCCTTCAACGTGCAGTGCGGCATAAATCGCCGACAGCCGGATGTCACGGCCTAAGCGGTGCTGCGCGGTGGTGTAGGCGATAAGCTTGGCTTCGGCGGCTTCGCGGATAGGTTCAGCTTCCGGACCCGGAAACAGATACAGCACGGCGTCAATGGTGTAATTCACGACAGTTGCTGACTGGACGGTCACGCGGTCGGCCACGGGGCGCACGTTTTCATCATTGAGCGCGGCCTGAACCACCGCCAGCAGGTCAGCGGGGGCGGTGCCGTTGCCGGTCTGTGCCAGCACGGAAATCGTCACGCAGGCAGGGGACGGACTGATGACCGAAATGTCCGCCACCCGCCCGTCAGCCGAGCGCCCGTGATACTCATAGGAACCGACCGGACCGGCGACGCTCAGCCCTTCAAACGCCTGCTGCGCACGGATACGCAAATCCGCATCGCTTTCCATGACCGCTACAACGGCGGGCACGCTGACCGTATCCGCAGGCGCGATGGTCAGGCGCTCTACGCTGAACGTGGCGGCGATATTGTCCAGGTCTGTGCCGGTGGCATAGGCCAGCATCACCGCCTGCGCCGCCTCGTTAACCCGCTGACGCAGGATCACTTCGCGGTAAGCGTTCTCCTCCAGCAGCTTCACAATGGGTTCAGACTCCAGGGTCAGCGTGCGCGCGATGGCGGCCTGCTGGTCTTCGGGATAAAGCGATACCAGCGTGGCTTTGCGTTCCGCCAGCAGGATTTCGTAATCCAGCACCTCCACCACGTCGGGGGCGGGTAACTGGCTGAGATCAATCGTTGCCATAATTCAGCTCACTGGAAGGGTTAAGGAAATGGCGGCGGACGTGTCTTTGCGGGTGCCGGTGAGTTCCACCACTGCTTTCCCGTCAAACGTCGTTTCAAAGGTGATGCCGGTGAGGCTGACGCGCGGC